TGCTATTCGCTCGAACTCGGCCAGTCCGATACAACACCTCATAGGATTTCCTCTTCACCGCTTAAACAAAAAAGCACTTTCAACTCGTTCCGTCCTGTTTGGGGGTACAGAACGAGTTGAAAGTGCTTTTATATTCCCAAACAGGATTATTAAATTTTCAATGTTTGTAAGTTTCGTGCTTTTGGGAGTTTTCACCCAAATGGATGGCCACGCCTCTCCTCATATTGCAATCAAGAACTAGTATTGGATTGCTTCTGCTCGGAGGGATAATTCCCTAACTTACACACTCATTATACACCTATCTAAAACTTTTGCAAGTGGATAACTTTTCGGCCGGTTAGGCTCTACCGCAACACCTTATCTTCCAAGCTCTCGCTTATTATCCGACGAGGCGGAACTCACAGGCGAAAAAGGGCGTATGTCGCAGTAGAGTCTAGGTATTCTTATTCAAAAGCTAAAAGCCATTTTATATATTTATTAGGTATCGCTTCGCCTTTGAATAATTTTATTATACACCGATTATTTATTTTGCAATAGGGGATAATTCAATAATTGTTTTGTCTTTCTCGCCGTAAATCATTTCAAAAGAAACTTTCCGAACATAATCCGTGTTGTCGTCTTTTAGTAATCCGCCCAGAACCAATCCATCTAGGCATGCCTTCCCTGTGTAGTTGGAACTATCTTTCTTGTGTTTGTTCCCGCTAGTCATTAAAAAGTGAATATCCACTGGCTCGGTTATCGGCTCATATTGCTTGACCAGCCACGCCACCGTTTCTTTACGTTCTTTAGTCCACTTGGCTCTAGCCCTATAGTGCATATCAAAGAGCTGGTTAAGCGAAGCGGGAAGAAAGTCAAACTCTATTTTCATATTCAGAATATACTCCGTCCTAATTAGGCATTACTGGATGGTTTGAGAATTTCCTTGCCCTCTGCAAAAATTTCTTACAATCTATGCACTTAGGAGGGTACATAGAATAAAAACTACTTTTATTTACAGCGGATCGCAACATTTCAAGTCCGCAGCCAGAACAAGGAATGATACTCCTTTTGAACCCCATAAAAGACAAAGCCCCTGTGTTTCCGTTGTAGATATCCACCTCGGAAGGGGAGAGTTTTATTTCCTTTTTACACTCACAGGTATAGGTCATAGTTTCGACTAAAATTTGTGATAAACAGTTTTTAATAAATGGTAGCCCCCTGGATTTTACCCCAGGGGGCGAGTTGCCTCCCTTACCCAAGGGGAAGCGTGCGGCCGCGAGTAATGACGGAAGCCTCGCGGTAGAGAGATTCACTATAGTCCGGGTAGGACTACGAGATGTTGATCACCCCCTTTTCGTTTCCCCCACACCCTCCAGCGGTGTCGATTCGCCAAGAAAGGAGGCGGACTTTCGCCCGCGCCTCCTTGCAATGTCCCAACACCGCTCGTGGAAGACCTTGTCGCCGAAGGCAACTCGGTGTTCATGACGTCCGAGGGAGAGCTGACACTCGGAGCAGTAGACCCTATGAAACTCCTCGTGTTCCAAGTTGTCGCCTGTTCTCACGTCCTCTCCTAGTGGGCCATGCCCAGGTAAACGAAGATGTCAGCCGTAGCGCAGTCATCGCACTTGTACACTGCGTAAATGCGGAAGAACCACACTATCTTGGTACCGGCGAAGTGGTGCCCGGTGGAATGTTGGCACGTAGAGCAATAGCATGACACCGGGCACCTCCTTTGGTAGGTTTCGGCTTTAGAGAAGTTTCCTATATATCTCCGTCCATCCCCCAACTCAATGAGTCTGGGGGAATTACCTTGAACCCTGCAATTAAGTTGGGGGATGGACGGAGAAAGGTTGTTAAAGAACTCGATGACCTAGAGCGTTGGTATCGCCCTTTTTCCATCGGCGATAATACCCATAAATCGTTGAACCTAGAATAACTATCGCACCGATAATGGCTGTTAGCTCATCTTGGCTTGGCCCCTCCTTAACTCCTAACCAACCGATTATCAAACCGATAACTGTGGCAAACCTAGCAATTTGTTCTGTAGACATAATTTTTTATCCTTTTGTATCTAATAATAAACAATCTGGATATTGTGCGCCGACTTTTATCCCCATTTTTCGGGAGCGCAAAATATCCAAAATCTTTATGAGAACTTGCATTAGCACATTCAGCTTCTCTCCTATGACTTCAATATAAAGTTTTCTGCCCCAATCATCCGGCAAGGCGTTGCACTCGGTTGGTTGCAGGTATCTGTGAGGCACGACATTGTAAACATTTACTGACGGAAGCTGTTGCATCAGATTTTTAAGAGCCAGTAGTTGTTCTGGTGTCGGGCGTTCGTCAGACAGGAAATTTCCGGCGAGACAAATTCCGATTGCTATCCCATCATAATTATATCCCTTAGTATGTGCGGTCTCCTCACCGATCGCTCGGAATTGAGTTACCTTGCCGTATTTTTCTATGTAAAAATTGTAACCTCCAAATCGTCCTAGAGAAGATTGAAAGTTCCAGCGTTGCCTATGGGCGTTATCAATATGCTCGGCTGTTAAGCGTTGTGTACGAGCAAGAGCATCATCGTTTACTCCTCCAGTGTGGTGCATTACAAAATACCTTGTACTTCCGGGTTTATAAGACTCGTGATATTTTATGTCCATATAACCTTATTATACCAAATTTCCTAGTAATAAAAAAGTGGATAAGTAATAGAAACCTTGTCAAATCGTTGTAAATAGTGTGTAGCGTTACTAAAAAAGACGTTAGGTATATCCAGTTAGGCCCTAACGTCTTTTTGTTTTTATTCCTCTGTAGTTTCCTCGGAAGTCTCCTCAACAACTTCTTCGGTAGTTTCAGGAGTAGTCTGTTCGTCAATCATAATTATCTGAATAAGTTAATTATCTTCTCGACCAATTCCTTAACATAATACCACAGTCCTTTGTCGGTTGGCTTGTACAGAGTTTTCTTTTCAATATAGTACCGCATACACCACGCGCTGTCGGATATTTTATCTAAAAACTTAATCGGCTCATCGTCATCTAAATAACTATCAAACACCTTGCCCTGCGGGTTAGTTAGCATCGTCCAGTGATTATCCTGACCTGCTTTGATATATTTGCCATTTTCGCCTTTAGCCCACGCATATACCGATATACCTAGGGGGCTATATTGTAAACTCTCTTTTATAGCACTCATTTTGACCTCTGGTGCGTCTTTAGGGGTAAAAGCATACTCATAGCCAAACTCGTAGATATCAAGCCATTTTGGAGCGTTTTTAGCGATACTCTTGGGAAGCTCTTGGTAGTATTCCTCAACTGTTTTTAGGTCTGGCGAGAATGGCCATAACTCCTCATCTATCACTCCAAATTTATGCAAAGCGTGAGCCACTGTTTTCGGATCGTTTCCGGGCGGTCTAGTTCCGGCTATAACCCCCAATGCTCGGTCAGAATAATTTACTTTTAGCCCGAACTTGCGAAGCATTAAACTCTCTAAGGCGTTGAGCGTAGCAAATGCCGTACAGTTGCTCGTTTCAAACTGTCTACGTTGTTTTTCAAAAGGCGGTAAAAACTCAGTCCAGTCGCCGTTCTCTTGTAAGATGTTTTGAGGCAAAGCCCCCAGTTTATAATCGGAGTCTTCTAAAACTGGTTCTACAAACCCTAGATTTTTGTAATGTTTATCTTCCATTGTTTTGTAACACCTTATCTAGTTTAGCTTCAATTTTGTCGAGCTGGCTTTTAAGACTAATTAAGTCCGCGCCATACGCTGATAAAGTTTCCCTAGTGTTAGCAATTTTATCATCATTCTTGGCTAGGGCATTTATGAAAAACCCAGCACCGAATAAAAACACCGTGATAGTAATAGAGACTATTGGAATAAAAGTCTTGGTCTTGATGTAGCCGTTACTTGTCTGGCTGTAGTATCCGTTCGTGTGAGTCATATCATCATTGTATTTAGGCAAGACTATTTATTGTTTTTATGCTGGCTATCGCCAGACCGTTCACGGTCTTCACGCTGGCTTTTGCAAGCCCGTTAACTGTTTTAATAGATGATACGAAAACTGGTTTAATTGACAACCCCTCCATTCCAGCTCCTAAGTCAGAACCCAATGAGCGAGTCATTGTAATAGTGTTGGCGCCAGCAGGAGTGATAGCGGCATTATTATCGAATAAAGCTAAGTTTCCACTAGCTAGAATTCTGCTTGTGGTGCTTGCCCCAGCCGTAGGATTTCCTGAAGCCAATCCACCTGCCGCAAGATGCCAACAATTATCGGCTACAGTCGTTAGCGTGTTCGCCAGTCCAGGGTCTACGTTGACAGCAGATGACTGCTGGGTGTTGTCTGGCTGTCCAGTAGCGTTTACTCCAGTATAAGAAGCACAGGCAGATAGAATATAATCTGACCCCGAAGCAGAAATAACCACGTTATTCGCACCCGTAGCTGGACCAACAAGATACCAAGCCTCTAAAAATCTATCGCTCGGTGAAAGTTGCTGACCGCTTAAATAGGTCATCGCTACACCTGCGTAAGTAACCCCTGTAATCAAACTAGTCGCACCAATTCTTCCCAAAATTCCAACCAAAAGGAATGTATCAGAACCCGTGACTGTGTGGGCGTAGGTTAGGGAAGTCGCTGTTACGCTTCCACCGTCTGTTGCTGCATCAAAGGCTACGGCCATATTTTATTCTTTTATAGTGTTAATTTTTTCCATTAAGTGTGCGTGATGTGGTCTACGGACGGGCAAAAGTAGATAGTGTTAGGTTCAGCCGTAATGGCAAACCCCACGACACGAATAACCGAATCCGTAGTTGTAGGTTTCGTGGAAGTTATGTCTCCGGCTGTTTCACTAATATAAACTGGCGCACCTAGGGCTATTGAAGATGGAAAGGCGGCTGACCTCATAGTTCCATTTAATAAAATTCTAGTTGCGTTACCATCTGTTGAAGCTAAGACACAAAGACCTACCACTACTGTACCTGCTGTTCCTACAGCACTTGCGTCAGCTAGAAGCCACTCTGTTGCGGTAACGTCTAAGTAAATTAAATCTCCTACAGCTACAGTTGCCCCTGCTGTTCCGTCGATTACGATACCAGTCCACTTCTCGTCAGCCGAGCCAGCATTGTCGTATTCAATAGCATCATTCTCAGCAAGGATAATATCGCTTCCGTTTGTATCTAGGTCGCCACCTAGTTGTGGGGTTGTGTCTTCAGATACATTGGCGAGTTTGGCGTTTAATTGTGTCTGTATCGCCGAGGTTACGCCGTCCACATAATTAAGTTCCGTAGCGGTAGCCGTCACGGCTACGTCCTCGTTAATTTTTGGTGAAGTAAGGGTTTTATTCGTGAGCGTGTCAGTAGTAGTCCTTCCCACTATAGTGTCAGTACTAGAAGGAAAGGTAAGCACTGCCGAGCCTGAACCAGCAACAGCAACATCGCCACCGCTAAGGGTTAATTTTCTAGCAGTGGTTCCGCCTGCCACATCCAGACCGTCTGCGTTATTCGTTACTTTTATGTTTGCTGAGTTGTTTGTTGCCATATTATGAAAAAGTTAATGTTGATAATCCTGTTATGGTTGAAACTCCTGTAAGAGTTCTTCCCCCTATCGCCGCCTCCCACACTCCTCCATCAATAAAACTTAATCCTGCGTTAGGGTTTACATAGAGTTCTTTTACCTCCTGAGCTGTAAGAGCTCTGTTGTAGATGCGGACGTCGTCGATGGAGCCAGGAAAATAACTGGATGACGTTATCGCGTTCGCTCCAACCGCCAATGTTCTTGTACCAGTAATCGTTCCAACGGAATTTTGCGTTATAGGAGTAGAAGTATCTTCAACCCCGTTGAGAAATATCTTCGCATCGCTGCCATTCCATGTTCCTACAACGTGATACCATGTATTAGTGCTTAATACGGTGGTATCTTGACCGTTATAATTTGCGTCAGTAGACGCTAAAATAAAGCGAACCTTATTAGCCGTTGTTATGCGCATTTCCCAACCGTTTGCTTGCGAACCAGTGACGCGATTTACAATGCAACGATTAGTACTATTCAAGGTGTTCGCATTAATCCAGGCAGAAACAGAAAACGAGTCGGTATTGTTAAAATTACCTGCAGATGTTCCTAAATCCACATACTCGTCGCTTCCGTCAAACGACAGCGCCTTGCCACGCTTCCCTTGGACCCAGTCGGCGGCTTCCATGTTGGTTAAGGTGCCGGTGTTGTTGTATCCCGAGATGTCAAACAGCTTCATTCCAGCTCCTTCGTTGAAAAGCCAACACCCCACCAAACCCCTCCCTAAAGAGGAGCTGGTGTCTATTCGTGTTCCGAGTGGTGGTTTTTTTCCCTGAAAGTACATATTAAGCTATATCGTTTGCGATTGCACGGTAACTGACGACACATCCAGTAGAAAGTGCCGCACCTGAAAAGTTAATTATGATGATTGAAAATCCGTCAGGCATTGACTTGCCGACAGCCGAGGAGAGGTTATATGACCCTTGAACCACCATCTGTTGTGTGGTGTAAGAAAGAATACCAAGTAATTTCAAGTCGTTTGGATTAGCTATCGTAGTTGTGCCTTCTGCGCCAGTCGGAAGCGTTCCAGTACCTTGGTCTGAAGCCAGCCAAGTAGTTCCGCCGTCGGTGGTAATCATCGGGCAGGCGTAGACATACATCGCTTTGTCGTTCGCTGGTGCGGTGTTTGCTGTGGTTAATTTGACGAAAATCTCATAGTCAAGAGCTTTGACTGATGATTGGTTGTCTACACGGTCTGATTGCCAACCTGCCGTGGCTGAAGAAGCCAACGACTGGAGGTTGGTTACGGTCATAGCCGTATACGAACCGTAGGTTTGTGTGACTGAGCTCATTTTAGTTATTTAAGAGGTTTAATAATTTCGACTCTAAATTGAATTCTTTTTTTGCGTTGTGCTTAGTTTGATACTTTGCCAACTCCGCTTTACAGCGTGTAGCGAAGACATCTAATTCGGTTAGCTTAATCTTTGCACTGAAAGAGAAAGTAATAGTTGCTGGGACAGCTTCTTTATCTACGGTTGCTTCTACTGCGTCTGAATAGGTTGCATTTACGTTTGCTGTTTCGTCTGTTTGGTTGTCAGTTGTGATTGTCCACATATGTTTTTAGTTAATTTTTATACTATACCACGGTGATGTTGCCTTGTGAGCTGAGAACCGACCATTCTGTGTCTGCAACCACGCATACAAGCTCAACTGCGTCATATCTATTAACTGAAGCTAATGAGCCTCCTGTGCCTGTAGTGGTATCTTGATTGCCGAAGTGGATAATCTCAGAAGCGTTTTGAGCTATTGCCCAGCCACCTGCGCCCACACCAGCTACTCTAACAACACTTCCTACGGCTGCGGTTGTTGGCAGTGTGAAAGTTACTAATCCTGCATTGTTAGCGATATACCCATTATCAACCGCCATCGTGTCAGATGTGCCAGTTTGTTCGTTCCAAGTCATTCCACCTGCAAGGTCAGCAATACTTTGTGCAGTTACAGTTTTTAGAATATCTGAGTCATCTGTGTCTTGAATTAAGACTTTATCCGTTCCTGCTAGTGTAGCGGCGGTTAAAGTAGCTCCGTCTAGTGCGTCTGTTACATTGGCTTCGTCGGTTACGTCTGCCGCAGTTTCAATACCGTCAAGTTTTGTTTTAAGGGTAGTTGTAAAAGTTCCTAGTTGTATATCAGTACCAGCGTCATCAGTGAACCAAAGCTCATTAGGAGTAGCTGTCTTTACCCATAATTGCCCCTTACCTGCGACATCTAGTTCAGCGGCTGCTTGTTCGGTTAAAAAGATTACTCCACCGTTATTTATATCAAAGCCTCCAGCGTCTAAAGCTCCGCCTAAAGTAGGTGTGGTGTCATCTACAACATCTTGAAGAGCAGAGTCAGCGGTTGAACCTTGTGCGGCGGTGGCATAATCTGTGGTGTCAAAGGCTTTAACCTGTGCAAGGTTAGTTACCTCGCTATCCATCAAAGCACCTGCGGCGGTTACGTTCGTTGTGTCAGTTACGTCTGCCCCGTCTTCTACGTTGATAACCGTTCGTACTTCTGCGGCGGTAAGGTTTTCATAAGCCCCTGCAGTGTCGTCCCAGCCGAAGATTGCGTTAGCCCCTGCGTCTGCGAGGGTTACGGTTTGTCCTTGAATTGAGGTTAGGTTGGCAAGTGTGTCTATTGCGCTTTCAATAGTAGCTTCGGTGGTAGCATCTAAAGCATCAATGTTAGCGAGTGTTGTTGTGCCAATAGAATCAGAGAGAATATCCACAGCACCAAAAGCTAGTTTGCCTGAAGCACCAATGACCAATGTGTCATCTGAATCGTCAAAGGTTAGTGCGGGATCGCCTTCTATTGTGCCATCACCAGTCCAAACACCGAGTTGCCCATTTACTGGGGTGCCTACCTTCGCAACATCTCCAGAACCTGCTGGTGTAGCCCAAGAGTTATCTCCTCTGAGGAAAGTAGAACTAGACGGTGTGCCGGTAGCTGAAAGTTCGTCTAGTCCTACTGTATCGGCGTTGAGGTTGGCGGTTACATCCGAGCCAGTAGCTACAAAATCAATGTCGCCTGTAGAAACGAAGTCAGGGTCGGTTACCTCTGAACTGTCTACGGATATTGAAGAACCGCCGCCTCTGTGTAAAGTTTTCTTAGCATACCGCGCTACTGCTTTCGGAAGATTCTTAATATGCGAAGCATCTATCTGCTTGTCGGGGGTAGTGGGAAGCCCATTGATTTTATCTACAATTTGCTCGCCAGTGTCTGGGGCGCCGTCATCTCCTCGTTCTCCTGGCGTTCCTGGCGCACCATCAAAATAGTCTATGCCCTTTATTGGGGTGATTCCGTTTTTGCCGTCCTTTCCGGGATTGCCGTCATCTCCCTTGGGGCCAACCTCTCCCCGTTCTCCCTTGGGGCCAACAATGCTTTCACCTTGTGGGCCGACCTCTCCGCGTTCCCCTTTGTCTCCTTTGGGGCCGATGTCTCCTTTGGCGTCTTTAACTAACTTGGAAAACATAGAACTAAACATAGAGCTACCGCCACTTTCTTTGATGGCATGTAACTCTTGCTCTACCCTATCAACTTTTTTTACAAGTTCTCGTTTTTCAAATGAGTCTATGAGTTTTCCCATATCTTATATTATAACATTATTTACCTAATCATTGAAGAATCTCCCATCACTAATGCGTGGATTTTTTACCTCTTTAATCCAAATTGTGTTGTCTGGTTTCCCCTTACAGAATTTTTCGCCTGCCGCAGGACAGTGGTAATAAGAATAAGCTCCATCTGTTGTGTCTACGAATTTTCCTGATTTAACTTCTTCAATAATCTTATTAACAACTTTCAACCTCTCTGTTTCCAACTCATTTAATTCTTCTTTATTTTTGATTTTATTATAGAGATTGCTAGGGCCTTCTCTGTCGGGATGACTAAATGCTTGATATTGACCTTTTTGGGTTAAGATATCTTTAAGAGTAACTTTCTTGTCTTTATCTAGGGCAAGCCGATTTAATGCCGTACTGGCTGCTATCCTTGCTTCAAATTCTGCCTTCTCTCCAGTTCTTCCTATCTCCCCAAATAGATTTCCCCTTAATTCATCTATATCTTCATCAGAATATATGGTCGACGTTCTCTGGGTACTAGGTTGTGATTTATTCTCATCGTTCCCGTATAATTTCTCCGCCATATTTATAGCTGACACATATTCCTTAGTGTCTGACCCATACTGTTCAGCTGCCAAAGACATAAGTTCTGATTTAGAGAGTTTTTGCTCGTCTTTCAGTCGGAGAATATCAGACTCCATCTCTAATTCATCCGGTTTATCTAGGGCAAACTGTGGCTTTTGAATAACCTGCCGTGGAACATCATATCCCCGGAGTCTGGCGAGGAGAGGGTTTTGTGGTTGTAGTAGTTTTTGAAGGAGGTTCATATTTGACAAATTACTTTAATAGGTGTATTCATTAAGAAATGAGTAAGATTTTAATCTCTTGGCTTTTTGCGATTATTGTACCTGGAGTCATTGTTTGGGGAGTTTTCTATTTTATAAGCGTTCTTAATAACGGCGATGTCGGCCCGCTAAGTTCTCTATTTTTCCTAGGAGTATACATTTTCGGGGTTATATTTCTCATCAGAAGCTCACGTTAACCCCATTAACATTAAAGTCTCGCTTTGAGCCAACGCTGGAGCTTGTTCTAGCGTTAATCATTTCATCTAGGGTTTTCCGGCCATTGGTAGTATCTTCTGAACGCTGAAAAACTTGACGAACAACATTTGGGGTAAGATTCCTTTTAAACTGTTCTATCCCTATTAGTTTCTTAGTTGTTTTGTATCTTTCTAAGAGAATCAAGTTAGAAATCGCTTCTCCTATATCGGCTAGGAAAGACATTAGTCTTGGCTCTGATAATATCAGTTTAGGGTCTAACGCACCGATCATAGAGAGCGAATCTCGCATTGACTTAAAAATAATTTCTTCTACAAAAGACCTATCCTTTTTCTTTTCTAATTCCTCGTAATAACCGAAGAACATAAAGCCAATAGCCGTAGCTAGTCCAACTGAGAGCGTAAGTTCCTGAAATTCTTTTGATTTTACGGCGGTTTTGAATCCGTCCTTTCTTATCATACCAGTCAGTGTTTTGATATTGTGGCTAGTTTGAAAAAGAATAGGCCAGGCCCAGCGCTTATATTGTCCTAACACCTGCCCTTCGGCTGTTTTACCCATTATAGACTCGGAATTTTCCACAACCCGATACTGCCCCATTGCTTTTTGAAGTTCTGCTAGTCTTTTCACAGATATAGTTTCAGTATCAAACTCCTGTTTCGTCATAGAACCAAGCAGAAATATCTGATTTCCCCTTCGGCTAGCCGCACTAAATAAACCAAACATTGTTTGCAAAAACTTATCCCCGGCTGTATTAGAAGCATCATTTAACTTTTCCCAAAATGTTTCACCCACAAAGGCATCATATTTTTTAGATATCCGATGACCTTGTCTGGTAGCTAGTCTTTGCCATCCAATAATATAATTCCTAGGTTTTAGATACACAAAGTTGGCATATTGTTCTCCAAACTGGTTAGCAATTCCGACAGGAACACTAAATCCTAAGTCTTTTATTCTAGTGAATGAAATAAGCAATCTTAACGCCCAGTCTGGTTTTCCTCCGGGCTTAACGAAACTGGGAGCGATCCTTCCTTTTTTACTATTTATCCATTCCTTAACAAACCGATTAAGCGAGTCATCAATCTCTAACCCCCTAGGAGTCAGGTTCTTAGGCGACACCGCACTCACATACATCATCAATTCCGGAATGAAAGAATCTAACTGCTTAGCTTTTTCCAAGGCGGAAGTGTAAGCCAGAAATGCTTTGGCAGCATTTTTCGTAGGCTGAAGCTGATCGGTTCGGTACTGCACAAATCCTAGCCATTTCTCATAAGGCACAATTTCGCTTGTTTTTTGGTCTAAAATGTTTAGATAACGCTCGTTCTGCCTATACTGGTCAAAAGATTCCCTAAAGGCTCTTACTAATCCATCATCTCCCCAAGCCTCTAGGAAGCTCCGGCGAACGTGCGGGTAGTATTGATTCTCAAACCGGCTAGAAAATTTCTGTTCAGCCGCTCTTTGAACTAAATAACGGTAATAATCTTTGTATACATTGTCTTGATACTCAGCCGCTCGTAATTCTTCCTCGGTCATTTTTCTGCCTAACTCAATCCTTTCCTCTGGCGTAGATTCTAGCCAATGAACTATCACTTCGTCTGTCGGAGCAATAAATTGTTTTAACTTTGCCCAGATTCCCTTTGTCGGCCTTGAAGATCTCGCATCTTTCAATAATTCATTGATTTTCTCCTTGTAACGCAATACCTTTTCTTCACTTTGAAGTAGCGCTACATTCTTACGTTCCACCATTAAATCATACAAGGGATTTTTCCTAGCCAAAGCAGTATCATAAGTCATCCTATCAAATTCAGTAGACTTAATTATCTGCAATTCCTCAATAGGAGTACCGCTCTTTTTTGCCAAAAATTCTCGCACTTCTCGTAAGGTTTTAAGACCGGCCAAGTCTGTTCGGTCAACAGTTTCTAGTTGCCGAACAGTTAAGAATTGATCGGCTTGTTGATAAGGCAAAAGAGCTTCGTTAAGCTGATTCATCTGCTCAACCGACATATCTTTAAGAGATGGAAGCTTCATGGCGGCTTGTACATTTTCCCAGTTTTGCAATTCTCGGCTTTGAACTGTGTAAAGTAGTTTAATTTTAGCTTCTCTTTTTTCGGCGACCTCTTGAGCTAAAACTTCAGCTTGATTAACAAACTGCTCCCATTCTCGGCGATCCATAGCCATAATATCTCGCCCACCACGAAGTTTAGAAAGCTCGGAGTCTGATAGACCGTAAACTTGTTTTAGTCCACTCCAAACAGCCCGCCTATCTCCTTTGGCGAGTTGCATAAGCTTCTCGCCTTTAAGAACTGCGGATATCTCTTTATGGATACCACTGTTTTGTTCCTTAAGGTTTTTGAGCTGTTCCCGTATTTTGATATACGAATCCACCAACTCTTGAGCTTTTTCAATACTTGGCGCGTTTGAATAAGTATCATCCCACCGGCCTAAAATCTCCTGAATGATTTGATCTCCCTTCCGGCCAAATTTGCTGGTAGCGACTTTTTTACCGCTACCAGTGAGCGAATCCATAGTCGCCTTGCCAGTTACCTCTGGGAGCTGGCCAGTGGTGCGCGAGACGTATTTTATGAGCGACTTGGCTGGATGTTCGGCTAAGGTCTCCTCCATGATTCTTATTAGATTACGGGTTTCTTCTCGTTGTTGTCGGGTGAGATCCTGACGCCTTAATTTTTTGGCTATCTCGTCCAGCTCTGTGTACTTAATATCCGGGAATTTGGGCTTGGCTTTAGCCGGAGAGATAACGTTTTGAAGGGTTTTCTTGGGCTCAATTTTTACTCTATCCCACTCTGCTTTTAGTTGGGAGCGGGTTTTGCCTTTTAAAACTGTTACTGTATCTTCCCCATTCTCTGTGGCTTGAGCTATTCTATTATAACCATCTAAAACTTCTCCATTAGAACCAACAATAGGACTCATCCCAAATGGTTCTCCTTCATATTCTCTAACTTTAGATGTTTTTAAATAATCATCTAGATCAGGATCTGCTTTTCTTAAATCTTTAATAGAAATTTCTTGAGAAACATAGTCTTCATTTTTTATTTTATTTAATGTGAAATCACTAAGTCCTCCTTGATCACTCCCAAGTTGTTTTGCTTCTTTTGCTATTTGTTTACCATCATTATACCCCTGCCCCTTCACCCACTCATCAAAAGACTGACCAGAGGCTTTGGCTTTGGAGATGGAGGAGGCGAGGTCGTCTTGACCTGATACATCTTCTATCTCTAACCCTCGTAGTCGCATTTTAGGAGCATCTGTGACCAAGCTCACACCGCCACCCATAAGACTGCCAAAAAATGCTGACTCACCAACATTACTCAGCAATTCTCGTTCCTCATCAAAGACCTTAGCAGCAGCGTTCGAAACTATTGTTTGTAGACTTTCCGTTGATCCCTCTGCGGCAGATTGACTCAGTATATTTCTAGTAACTAAACCTAAAATCCGGCTTTTGACATTTTTAGCGGCTGGGTTCCTATTCAACAATTTCATAATCGGCAACATCTCTAAAATCCCGTTTACAGCGCCAACTAATAGAGACAGATTCTGCGCTTGCTTAGGAGTAACATTATATTGCTCCGCTTCTGATAAAAACGCACCGCCCTCTAAAAAGGCAGTGGTTAAAAATCCCGTTCCAGCCACCGCCGCTGTTGGCGCTCCGGCTACTGCTACAGGCACACTAGCCCCTAGAGCCGCAAGAAAGTTAGGTAAATTCATTCCTAGTCCCTGGGCAACAAACTTCGGGTCTTGAATTTTCTTTCTGAAAGTTTTTGTATCATCGAGTTTTAACCCTCCGTATTCGTACATCGTCTTAATCATCTCGGCGTCTTTATCGGCAGAAAACAAAATTTGCTGATTGATTTTCTTTGAGCTTTGTTTTTGGGATTCACTGAGTTTTATAATCAACCGCTCGTCAATTGCTACAAATGCCCTTTTGACAGATTCTGATAATGCTAGCAATCCAGTATTAAATCCCGTCCTAAATTGTTCCCTAGCTTCTCTGTCATAAGGAATAGATAATATTGCATTTGCCACAGCAGGAACATCCTCTAAAAGTAATTTGCCTAGTGAATAATCAGTACTAGGTGAAAATTTTATAGAAGTATTCTTAACTTCACTTTCAAATGGCGTAGTGAAATTCAACAAATCTAATGGCTCTAACTTCGGCTTTTCACCGTTCAATAAAAAACTGGATAAGAATAATTTGGAAGAAGGCTGTTGAGGTTGCTGCTGGACATTGGATTGTCTCAAAAAATTACCGGCAACTTGACTAGAAAACGGAATAGAACGCATTGCCAAGCGCTCCCTTTCTATCATTTTTTGATCTGGTAGTTTGATAGCCATTACTTTAACATTTCTTCAATGTCATTTTTGCTTATTGAGACTTTATCAATTCCTTGAATGAGAACCGCTTGAACATTCGGATCGTTTAAGTTTACAGACTTTTTCCCTACAGTAAGCACTCCCCCTGATCCTGCCCCACCTGACAAAACAAAATTCTTAGCTTTTTGTTTAGCGTGAGTAACTTCAGATTCTCCACCAGCGAAAAAGAAAGTTTCAAACTGATTGGCAATCAAAGCCGGTATCACTGCTGATAAATCTTCGGGGGCCAAACGAGTAGCTAACAAGTCGTCTATGTCGCTATCTTTCATATCAGTGTTAGTTTTAGCCCAAGATCGTAATTCAGAATCAGTCTTGTCTTGATTGATTTTTATTACAGACGAGAATGTTGCTTGTTCGTTAAACTCATCTTCGCCTCCAGCTCCACCTCCCAACCTAGACTCCCGACTAGCTTGCAATGAATTATCAAACGCCTGCTGGGTGTAAACTGCGTCCATTCCCTTTAGCACCAACCCTATATCTAATCCTGCGGAGGCGGCGACTTGAGCTAGTTGAGTCTTTTCTTGCGGGCTAAGTCTGTCTGGATCAACGCCCTCCATTAAGGAAAGAATATCACTTAGTTTCTGGCGAGCTTTTTCATCTAGTTTATCTGCCTGCGTTAGAACGTCTTGCTCTCGCTCGTATACTTTCTCCTCAATCTGTTGCTGAAGTTCAAAGTCATCGCTGATAAAGCCCATCTCTACCTCTAATCCTTTTTGCTCAGCTTGGCGGTTTTCTTGAGCTAAACCTAATTTAGCCAGTAAGTTGGCTTCCTCGGCTTGGTAAATCTTCATTTGCTCCCTGTTCTGACCGACAATAAAGGTCATTGGGATAGGCTGGCTCTCTGTGCGGATATTGCTCTTTTCGGCGGAGGTTCGCAAATCAGCGAGTTGCGTTTCTAGGTCTTGCTCAGTTCCGCTCTTTTGCAGAGTCTTTAAATACTGCTCCCTCAAAGGCTGTAAGGACTCCTGAAGCTGATTGACCGCCTGTTGTTTTTCCTGCTCAAACTGCTGAACAGTGGCAGCGGCTTGGTTTACGCCTTGGACATCGTTATTCTGAACGGCGTTTTGCCCCTCTAGAATAGCTTGCTGTTGCTTGGTAGATACGCCGTTTATCTGGTTGATGAGTTTCTGGCTGGTAGCGTCTAGTGTTCCGCCTGTCTGTAAGAACTGATTGATAACCTCGTTGGCTTGAGCGACAATGCCGTTAAAGGTCTGGTTGTTAGACTGGGCTTGAATTACGCCTTGCCCGCCTCCACCCTGCCCGCCTTTGAGCTGATTAAGCAGTTGCGTGTTTTGCTCTGCTGAACCCGTGTAATTCTGAATACCAGCCTGTTGAGCCAGTTTTTCCCGTGAAGCATAGTCTGATTGCTGACCGGTAGACTTCAAAAAGTCCACGATAGAAGTTCCAGCGTAAGACGAGCCACCAGTAGAACTCTGTGGCGCTATCGTGCCTCCTCCCTGCAATAAAGCGGCGTTCTGTTCGTACTGATCTCTGGGAATCTGTGAGCTGATAATAGTTCCCAAAGGAACGCCACTGGCTAGTTTTTGCTGTTGTTCATCAGTCAAAGACTGTTTGCCCTGTCCGTAATCTATTTGTGGATTACTGCGATCGTATGACGCACCACCTTCAGACATGATCGTTTCAAGTTCTGTTTTATTAATCAAACCATGAATATAAGCATTTACGACCATGCCATTAAGGTTGCCGTCACCGAGATAATTTACGCTAGAGGTAGACTGCGAAAAACGATTCAACTCCGGACTTTGTGCGCGAGAACTAGAACTCTCGCCTTCGCCGTAAACAGAACCAGGAAGACGACCAGTAATCATAGAGCCAGGCCCCGGCGCAGCTTTAACTCGATTGATGATATCTTGAGTAATCATAGTTTTTATGTAGCCATAGGTTAAATGATGTGATAATACCGCCGGTTAATGGTTAGACGTTCGCTTGGGTTTCTTCGGTTGTATTCAGTTTTGGCTCGTTCGTATTCTTGTGTAACCAAAGCCAGCTCGTCATATTCCTTGAGTTCTCGATGAAGCTCCATTTTGCCTCTAAGGATATACAAGTCTATCTCGTCAAAAGTAGCGTTGATTAAGTCTGTGTCGGTTGTTGAATCATTAAGATACGTTCCGGCTGAACTCTGCCACGGGCAAGAGGAGTAGTACAAAATGTTGTGATACTCGCCCACTCTGGCGATTATGCTGTCAAAAGCGTACCCAGTGCCTATCTTGCCTGAAGCCTTGGTCATATAGAGCTTTACAGAGTCTATGGTGGTGTCGGTTACCGTGCCGTTCTCAGTCGCCCCGTTAAAGTCAAATCTGAGCAAGTTCCAGCCGTTTTCAAAGCTCGATCCCCAAGCATTTGTGGTGATGGTGTCGGCGTAGTAGTTAGTGGTTAGGTCGTTACCGATATGCAAGATAAAGTTCGTTATATCTGTGGAAGAAACTATATATACCCACACAAAGACTGAGCCGTCTGTGGTGTAGTCCGTTAAGTCTACTTCTGCGAGCGTGGTGTTTTGAATACCTGCGGTTGTGCCGCCAGTAGTTAAGTCAAACTTCAGGGAGTTTCCACCCTGCACCGAGTTGTTGGAGTCGGCTGCTAGGTTATCGGCGTTACCAAACTCACTCCACGTGCCGTTGGCGGTTAAACTATCCAGCCCGTCTATATTTACCGACTCATCTCTAACTTCGCCGTCAAAAAGCAGTCTTTCAGTGAAGTCATCGGTTTTTATGGCCACCCTATGCCCTCGGTTAGCGTGTTTCGTGCGGTCAAACTTGGCTTCTTCTATCAAAGAAACCTGTGAGCTGATACTGCGGTTTGTCTGGGCTTGGATATCTATGATTGCCTTTAAGTCGGAGGGAGCGGGATAGTTCCAAGTATCTCGAAAAAGTTTAGATGTCAGCTGGGCGTTGCGCTTTGTGCCTCTGGGGTCAAGCCCTCTAAGCACGGCTCTGGCGGCGCGGTTGATTATCGTGCGGATAGTAACCACGTCTGAGATATTGTCATCTCGAAGAGGGTCGTAGATTTCCTCTTTCAGCTCTGTGTATGTGTAGTCTGGCATATATCTTTTACCTTTTGCAGTCCAGAAAAGATATTATTTTACTTAATTATAACATTATTATTAGTTTTGTTCTAGGCGAAATTATTATAACTGAATAGTAAATACTGTTCCTGTCGCACCTGCTGTTCCGTTAGAGCCGTTAGACCCACCAGTCCCTGTACCTGCCCCGTTTCCCCCCGTCCCACCAGTTCCGCCCGCTCCGGCGGTTACGTCGGTGTTCATTGTTCCTGTCAGGGTTTTGTAAACGATAACGATTATTCCTCCGTTCCCCCCAGAACCACCAGCTCCTGCTCCGCCTCCTCCTGTGTTCCCTGCAACGCTATTTCCACCATTTCCTCCATTACCACCAGCTCCGCCTTTTGCTTGGAAAAAGGTGTTTGCTCCAACAGTAACGATTGTATTAGCAAAAACAGCCATAAACCCTGCTTCTGCTCCGCCTCCACCCGAACCCCCACCTGAACCGCCAAATCTACCTGCGGCACTGTTTCCTCCGCCGCCCGCTCCGCTTCCTGTACCGCCATTCTGACCGTTATTGGTGAAAGTAGTCATCGTCCCAGCGACAAAAACTCCCATCGTAGAAGCTGTAATAGGGTCACGTAAAGACGCTTTAGAAGCCGTGACCGCTCCACCTGTTCCGTTCGTTCCTGCTGTTCCACCTGAACCTTGTGAACCATTCCCTCCTGCTCCGCTGGCGGCGGCAGTTTTCCCTGTGATACCTAAAGAGTTCGTAACCGCAGAACCGTTCGTTCCATTCACTCCAGCGTCTCCTGCGTTATTACTTGATTGAGTAACACCCGCCTGTCCGACAACGCCAGCTTTCCCGGCTGGTGAAGTACCTGCAGCCACCGCCGCTCCAGCCGAACCAGCCGAACCTCCAGACCCTCCTTCACCACCAGATTGTGAGCCGTTACCACCCGCTCCACCCGCTCCGCCGTTATTTATTAACTTACCAGTTCCTTGCTGGGTTAAAGTTCCCATCACATACACATCAAAGTTGGCTGTATCCAAAGTGAAAGTAGTAGCAATCGTAAGATTATTGTAATACATATCCCTTGTAAGGGTAGTGTTACTAGAGATAGTTACATTGCCGTCAGAGCCATCACCATAAAAGATATTAGTAGGAAAAGATGAAGTATCCGTCTCCTGTATCCTAACCGTTCCAGTTCCACTGTCATTCACATCTCCGCTAGTGTTGTTCTCAAAGGCTGGCGCAATAATTGTATTGTTATCGCAAGTTGAGGCGGCGATGTTTATACCATATCCACCTGAGTCTTTAATAGAACAGGATGAAATAATGTTTCTATCTGAAGTAGCGGTCACTTTTATTCCATCAGAAGTATTACCTACTACACGCCCGGCTATTATTTGATTGTCGTTACAACCAGAAACCATTTCAACACCTTGTCCGCCGTTACTTGAAATATCAAAAGAAATGATTGCTATATTTTTACAATTAGTTAAGTTCAACCCATCACCTGTGTTACCAGCAATAGAGCTATCAAACAATGTAGCATTATCTGTGTCGGTCATTATTATCCCGTGACTGGTTACGGAGTCATTAAATTCACAAAAATCTATCTTAAATCCTGTAACAAAATTCATATTCAAGTTAACTCCGTTTTCAGATGAAGCCACTAAAATCTTCGGGAATAGAACATAATCTAAATCAAGACCAGTCACATTGTCATATAGAACCAAGTCGTCAATGATTGTCTCTGAGGCGTGAGAACATTCAACTCCTCCAGCATCAGAATTTATAATCGTAACTTTAGATACCGCAGAGTTGAAGTTTACATCAGCAATAGATACCGCATAACTTGAAAGGTTATCTCCTGAATATGCAGGGCTTATATCTATATGGGTAGTGTCCGTGAAAGCTGCGATTTCATACCAAGTCCCCGAGAGCCAAATGTACCTCCCCACCATCGCCGAAGTAAATGTCGTTCCTGTTCCAACTACTTCGTCTTGTGTATCGCTAATTGCGAGCGTTCCGGTTGAATAAACATTAGTTCCCTTAATGGTCACGGAATAGGCATTATTACAATCTAATATCACCCCATCACGAGAAACACCCTGTAAATTAACACCACTTGGAATACTTATATCGGCAGTTAAAACATACGTTCCATTGGCAAGATAAACGGTTCCTCCGCCTTCGGTATCAACTAAGTCAACCGTTTCCTGTACTTCGTCAATAGAGTCTACCGTGATAACACTCCCGCCTATGTCAAAGTTCCCTCTAAACTTTCCGCCTTGAAACTCGGCATTTCCTTCAGAGTCAATACTCCAGCCAGCTTTATCTTTGGCGTAATTTGGCGACTTAAAAGCACCTCTTTTCAGAAATGTATCTGCACCACTTTCGCCGATATTGCTCTCCAGTGGCTCTGGCTCAAGATAAAACTGCTTGAAATCTTCAGGCATAGTTACTAGAAGTTAAGACCCCGTTAATCTGTATTGGCAACGCCACAGTTCCTAGAGCCGAACCAGACCAAGTTAGTTCTACAAAGAAGTTATGCTGTCCGATTACTTTCTTGTTCTTGAGGGCGATTATCCGCCTAGAGGGGAAGTTGGTGTTGTTGATCGTCGCCATCGTTACACTGGAACTGCCGTCATCTACAAATACTTTAACGGTTATCGTAATGTTAGCGGCTAAGACCGTGGCCATCGGGATTATTAGTTCCTCAATTCTGAACGGCTCGCCAATACGGGACATCTCGCTTCTAAAGACTGACGTGCCATAAGCTGTTGAAAGCTTGTCGATTCCTGGCGTACTTCCGTCTTTCCAGCCGATTATCGGGCTTAACTTAGCCAGAGCGTCATTTTGAACATACGCCAAAGCTGTTATGTAGGGATTAGCTCCAGCCGCCGAAGCCTTCAAAATACCGTGCGCTGCTTGCCCTCCTAAGGCGTTAGAACCGATTGCGGTCACTAAGCCATACCTTGAGGGGTAAAGCACCGCAGAACCGAATATGACGCGATTAAGCAGGTGTTTGAAAGCACCCTGGAGTGGCGGGAACATATCGGGGTCATAAAACACCTGTTGGTGCTGATAACCTCCAGCGTAGCGTGATATCCGACAACCCCCTTTAGCTGAACCCGAAGCCACCCAAAGAACTCCGTTGACGTTCTCGGTAGCGGTGATTAGCGGATCAGGGAACTCATCATCGGTGATTAGGGCGAATGATGAAGAGGTCGTGTCCCAAAAGCTCATCTTGGCATTCTTCTGTCGAACATCGGTAGAAACTCCCTCTATCAGAGCCACAGCTAAGTTGGTTTGATATGTAGCTAGTGCCGTGGGGTAAACTCCATAATCAAAATCCAAAGCGTTATAAGTTGAGCCGTCATTCACCCCGGCTTGAGAAACAGTTTTAATATAATTTATAATCCCGTACCCGCTGGCGTGGACATCTGTGAAATACAGTTTGTCGTCTGTGTGCCTGTGGGCAACGTGATTGGGCATCTCTACGTTCGCTCCGCTAGGGTCAATGCTCGGATAGGTGGTGTTAGTCAAAGAAGTCAAAGACAGCGTAGAACTCCAATAATTCTGCGTGATTGAGGGCGTGCCGTCCAACAGTCCGTATCTGGCGACATCGGTGTTAGACATTAAATAAAAATAGTTGTCGTAGTAAGCCATTCCATTGCCTCCGGAAGCTGTAACCGTGGCGGCTAGAGCTTCAGAAGCAAGGCTGGAGCTATACGACACAAATCGCCCATTATCTAAATAGGCGTAGACTTTCTCGTCTTTGGGGTTAGTTGCCAGCCATAAAGGGGTTGAATTTACCTGCGTAGAGGAAAAATCCTCGGTTGAAGTAGGTCGCAAATATCCGCTAGGCAAAGTAGCGGAGTCGGAGATAGGGAAGTCAGGGTCTATCCCAATAGAAGATATGTACTGGCCTTTTTGCCCGAAGTTGAGTAAAGAACTGCGCCCGCCGAGGATAGTTTCAATCTTCACTGAAAAAGGCCGTGCTGAACCAGTCTTTTTCATTAGTTATTGACTGTACTTACGTTAGAAGCGGCAGTTTCAGCGATACAAGCTACTGCGCCTGTGTAAGGAATGTGACCTGGGCCGAATTCTAGCTGTATCTTGCCGGTAGAAGCGTCAGTCGCTACCAGTTTCCAGCCCTCATCTGCTGAAGCCGTAGCGCCAGCCTCACACCAAATCTCATTGGTAGAGTTATTGGTGATAGAAGCATACACACGTTCGGAGTTAGCGGTTAGAACAGCCGTAGAAGACGTAGCCACGCTACTGCTGGCCGATGTGGTTACAGAGCTAATTTGGTCTACCTGCCTACCGCTTAGATTGATGGTGCTTGGTTCAAGTTCAGAGATAGCCTCTTGGATAGATTGACCAATAAACAGTCCACCTACCAAGAGAACTATACCGATTATGATTGTGCTTGTTTTCATTTTTCTTGAGTTAATGTTAATCCCCTAAGAGGGAAGGCAGTCTCTCCCCTAGTAAGGTTAGTAATTGAAGCAGGTTACGCTAAGAGTAGCTGCGCCATAGTCTACAGCTGTACCTTCAGCGATATGAGTAAGAGTACCCGATGCCGTTGATGCGTTGGCAGCGGTAATCTTGAAATCATACACTTCGGGGATGGTCGAGCTAGCCGACCCATTTCCGACTATACAAGCATCGCCAACCGCAGGAAGCGGTGTCGCATCCCAGGTGAATGAAGCAGTGCTTGTAGCACCACCACCAGCTAATAGTCCAGAATCCCAACTGAAAGTATCACGAGTGATGTAATCAATCGCAGTACCACCACCGATAGAAGTTGTGCCAGTAGTAGCAACGGTTATATCACCAGTAAATGTAGTGTCGTCACCGACAGTCAAATCTCCGCTCAATACGAGATTGGTGAGATTCGTGTCTCCCTCTGCGCCTAGCATAGCTGTTCCCTTAAACGGACTTCCGAATAGGGCAACAACTAAAATCCCAGCGAGGAGACAATATACGATGTATCTATTCATTGTATTTAGTTACCCCCTAGAGGGGAGCGAGATTACTCACCCCCCGCCAGAGATTATTAGTTGTTATTAAGCTGTGCCATTACTCCCAGCTAGACCTTCAAAACCTCTCGGCCCAACTACCTGACGGAAGCGAGCTTTGTACATCATCCGGTCTTGAGAGTCGTACTCGTGACCAACGATTGAGGTGGTAAAGCCCAACCTGTCCCAACGAGTCACCAAGTGGTCTTGGCTGACACCGAAGTAAGAGGTATCGGCGTTGGAGTTAAGGCTGTTGTAGGTGGAGTCAAGGAAGCCAGAAGAACCGACTACCATACCAGGATAAATCTTGGAGAAGTAGTTGAGGTTGTTGTTGGCTGTACCGGTCTGCAATTCACTCTCGGCGATTTCTACCGCGTCTGGGTGAAGAATTCTCGGTACCAAGAGTCCCTTGATAACGTGACCGCCAAACTCACCTGACTGGTCTTTCTGGAGAGCCAAGTTCTTTACCAGAGTTTCCAAGTTGGTGGCGTTAAGCACACCTGTCTCAAGGTTATCTACCGTGTCACCACTCATCGTGGTGTGGGTGGCAGATACTAGCGCAGCACCGTCTGGGGTGGTTACGCTAAACGCATTACCGTAGCTGGCGTTAAACGCAGCGTGGTCGCGCGTGTTGCGGGCCTTACGACCCATCTCTGAGAACGTGTGCTGGACAACGCCGTGCATCTCGTCCTCAAAGTATTCAATCGGAATAGGCAAAGACTTCTTGTAGTTGATAACTGTGAAAGTCTTTTGATTGCCCGTAGCGATCGTTGCTTCTTCTACTTCCTCAGCTTCAGCGTGAACGCCGAACTCAGTCGGAGGTAGGTATTCCTCTACAATCTCGGCCTGCTTAGAGGTGGACTGCTGGCGGAAAAACAATCCGTCAGTAGCCAACACTTCGCCTGGCTCTGCTTCTCGCTCAAAACGACTCTTGACTACTTCGTCAATCGCTGTTTTGACTGTTGATGGGCTTAACCCGGAATTCAACATATTTCTAATTTAATGCGGGGTTATTTATCAGTCCGATGGTGAGGTCTAGCCCGCGCTAGACCCCCCAAATTACGCTACTACCTAGATAGTAGTTCCAGCCTGCGTAGCTAGTGAGCTTACAACAAAGTCAAGGGTTCCCTTAACGATGTCGCCCCCTAGAATCTGAAAGCCGTGTACGTTTGGGTCTGTTGCCTCGTCTTCGTTCACCGTGAAAGCGCTTGAAGTCAAATCGCAAGTAACCCAGTGGCCTTTAAGAGCCAAGAGTTTAGCGGCCGTATTGACGTTGGTCGCGGTGTGCGCCTTAGCGCGCAATACGGTCTGGTTCGGGATAAGGGAGATATACTCCACTTCTCCCTCCGCAGATGATGTTTCGGTAGACTGCTTTGCGGCAATACCGAGCATCATGTCCGTAGCCACTTCTGGATCGCCGGTAGCGAGCTTGATAGCAAACTCACCAGCAGAAGCTGGAGTATTTGACTTGATAGGCTCACCTGGCAACATCGCAGCGTCTTCAGATGAAGTCGTGCGGTCGTCTGTGTCGTGAACGCGAACTGCGCCCCCGTGCTTGATAACTGTAAAATCTCGTGCACTCATATAATGTCAATTAGTTAGTTGGTAATTGACATTGGCTGCCTCTACTTCGCTGGTGTATCAGAGAGTCCTAGACCTCGACGGAAGTTCTTTTCTGCCTCGGTTAGCTGATTAGGTTGAGTTGTAGGCTTTTTAGCACCTGCACCTCCTCCTGTAGATACGCTGTTCTTGGCGACGATAGCTCGTTTCATCTCATTCATTTGAGAGGAGAACTTCTTACTATTCGCCAAAAGTTTAGCGTAGTCTACGTCAGCTTGAACATCTCCGGACGGGCGAACAGTGTTATCAAGGTGATACTTGATAAGTGCCGCCTCATCGGGGCTAGAGCTTACCTGTTTAACCAATGAGTCAATCTGTCCGGCGGTAACTCGGCGTTCAAGAACCTCTACCTGTTCTTTTACCTGCTTAGCTACCAGCTCGTTGATTTGCTCTTGGTTATACTCTGGGGCATCAAAGTCATCATTTTCCTTAGGTTTTTCTTTATTCCTTTGGATGATAGCTTCAGCTTTAATGCGCCGCTCTCGCTCCCTGTCCAGTTCTGCTTTGTAGTCAATGTCCTGCGAGGATTCCTCTTTGGTTTCCTCTGTTGGAGTTCCAGCTTCGGGTTTTATTTCCTCGGCTTTCTGCTCCTCTGCGTTTTGTACTTCAGTCATAGAAGTTTAGTATCTAGGTTGCGACCAGGCCCTAGCTGCCTGTATTGCGGATTAAGGCCGCACCACTCTGTAGCAGTCCAAGCTGGAGGGTAAAAGGGACTGCAAGTCTTATAAAAAGACCTCCTCTACCCGCCAGTTTGAACTACTACATTTTAGTTAACTTATCTTTTAATATCGTATCTATTATCTCTAAATTATAGAGCATCATCCGTCCGGCTAAAAGGTCTATCTCGCTCACTCCAGCCTTAAACTGTTTCAGATTGGCTTGGTAAGTGCACTCGTCTTTAAGGATTTTCCAAATAACGGAGTTATAGAACCTTTCAGCATCTTCTCGCAAGGCGGCTCGTTGCTCGGAGTCTAATGCTTTGTTTTTATACCATACCTTTCGGCCATCAGACCTGAAGATATCGTCCTTCCAAACCCCGTTAAACAAGTGTTTGGTCAGCCAAAGCATTACTTTAACCTTTAACCAGTACATTAAGCTGTTTTCTTGCGTTTGCGAGCGGCTACTACACGTTCGGCTACCTCTTTGGTTACGAACGCACCGCCTAGACCTTTGTAAATGAACTCTAGCTTCTCAGCCTCCGTGCCTTTGGCCTTAGCGAGCAACACGGCCTCTACGCTTTCTGCCGTAAAACCATCTGGTTTAGCAAGAACAGCCTTGGCTCGTTGCAACTTCTGAGCATTTATCATTATCATAAGTTTAGATTAGTTAATTATCTTGGTGTCTCTGCGTTGACCAGACGAGAGAGCGAATTATTGCCTTGGATTTGTTGCGGTAGGTTAGATCGCTGGGTGTTTCCGGCTGGCGGAAGCTGTTCCTGCATTGGCTTGGGCTTCTGAAGATACTTCTCGCTTTCTTTGGTTAACGGTTCTACAAGGAAATCTCTGGTTACCGCCTCTAAGTTATCGGGGTTAGCCATAATCAGCGGGTTCTGTACTAAGAGCGTGTAGGCTTCCAGCTTCATGGCCTTCTCTAGCTCCTTAGACTTAATCTCCATCTGGTCAGGCTCAATGTAGATTTGGAATCGTAGGCGGGCAAACTTCTCTGGGTTGACCTTGTAAATCCTAGTTTCGCCTTTTATACCTCCTTCTTCCTGTAAAACTTTGCTTTCCATAGCTAGTTTCTTCTCTGGGGAGACCTCCTCCTCGCCAAACATCTCGTCAGTGAACTCTATGCGCTTGGTTACTCGCTTACCGTTCTGGTTGGTGTTCGGCATTATGAAGGTGTTGTACTTCATTTTGCTACTCAACTCGTCTACGGAAGCGATAGTCTGGTGGTGAATTATCACGTCTACCATCAAGTACCCCACTTGCTTAACCATACTGCCGTACATTCGGCCGAATAAGCCCATTTGCACCATAGCGTTCTGTTGCGCTAGACGAGTTGCAGTAGCTGTTTGCTTGGTTCCTGGGAGCTGTCCGCCTAAGATGTTGTCTTGAGAATCTTCGGCTAGAGCCTGTTCAGCCTTTTGCATAGCGGCGTAGCCTGCGCCTGGGTTTATACCAGCTGTAATCGGGAATATCTTGGTGTTTTCGTTCTCAAAGACGTTCTGTGAGCCTGGAATCATCACGCTTGAGCCAATAGCTTCTTCACCAGTTATACCAATAGGCGGGATAACGGATAGGAATGTGCCGTCCATCGTGAGTTGCCACATTCGGTTAAGAAGCTGATCGTCCCACCACATCTTGGAAACTAAAGACTTGTAGAAGTAAAACCGTTTCTCGTCAATCGGCTCAAACCCTCCCTTGGCATAGGGATAAACGGGTACTTCAACTACCTCGCCTTTCTTGGTTAGTACACTTCGGCGGTGCTTCATTGGATTAGCGTTTACCTCTGTGTCGCCTAGATAGACTCCGTTTACAAACGGCACTTCTAGGTCTTCTAGGCGGTTGTAGTAGATAACCTCCTCCACCAATGTCTGAAGCTCATCGTCATACTGTTCGTAGAATAGACCGTCAGTTTCAGAGAATAACACCCTTACACCAGGCTTGATGGCGTGCCAGTTCTCGTGTTCGCCGTATCTAGCCTTAGCCTCCTCAAACTCTATAAACCGTTTGCGGATGATGAATCTTTGCTTCTGTAGGTCGTGTTCGTAGGCGTTAGCAATCAATATCTCGTCCATTGGGGTATTGTTGCACTGCAAACCGCTTACTAGCTCGTCTATAACCTCGCGGGTCTTTATCTTGCCGTTTTCTAGGCGTTCCTTGACCTTCTGCATAGACTCAACAAAGTCCACGCTGATATACGCTACGGGGTTAACCATCATCGCTATGATGTTATACACCCAAGTCATCTCGTAGTCGGAGTTGCGGATATTCCACTCTATCAAGTCACGCATTACCATAGCTGCGTCTTTGTCCTCTTTGGAAGCGTCATTCTGGGCGAACACTTCAGGGTAAAGCATAGAACTTACCACTCTAGCGGCCATCTGGATAACTTTATTCCTGGTAGTGGGGCGCATACCGTGAAAGCGCCACTTCTCATCAGGGTCTTGGGATTGCGGGCCAACGTAGATGTTGAACCTCTTTTGGTCACGTTCGGCGATAGTCAAAGGAGAGTTATCATCAAACTCTGCAAAAGACTTGTGCATTATCTCGTCACCAATCTTGTAGTCGTCTTTAATACGAGCGGTAAACTCCCGCACTTCAGTAGTGGGCGAGTAACTAGAAGGACTTAATTGCGGCTTTCCGTTTTTATATGGGATTGTTCCTATCACAATTCGTATTAGCGTGGCAGTCCAACACGAATTAGTGTTACCTAATTATACCACATTTATTTTACTTGCAATAGTCTAAGCGAACTCTCTAAGCTTGGGGCGGTATGATTTCATAGCTCCAGGTTGAATCTCACGCTTATCAAAGGTCATCATTAACGCATCGGCGAAGTCAGGGCTATCAAACCCTGCTTTACGCATATCCTCCTTGCTCATTATCTGTATTTTACCCTGTAAGTTACGGCGATACCTTATGGATAACAACTCTCTCCACCGCTCATCTCGCACCAGCTCCCCTCCATTCCTTAGCCATTCTTTAAGTCTAAAGTAGTTTTCCGCTCGTTTGTTGATATATCTTTTCTGGTCTAAGGCGTGATAACCCACGTTTATTGCGTTGACTCGTGGTCTACCCTCGTCAGCTATGGCTATCTCTCTAGCGATATTAGCTCCAGCGCCGAAGTTATCTATCGTGGTGTTATCGGGCTTTACTTGGTGTTTGTGCATTAAGGTTAGAGTAGTTTGAGCCACGCTGATATCCGTAGACTTTAGCTCTGAACCGGCTATCTTAGCCTTGAACCTATCTCTAACAACATAAGCAGTCTTGTTTGAGCCTTCTCCAGCTGGGTCTACGCCTAGCTGGGTTGTACCAGTAAAATTACTATCCTCTACGAAATGTAAATCACTCTCCTCTAAAAGAGGTACATAGCCTTTATCGTCTACCGAGTCTGCCCTAGGGAACTTCCCTAAGACCCTAATCCTATACTCATCGCTATCTTCGCCGTATTTGCCCGTAATTTCGTTTATAAGCTCACTTGCCTCGGCAACTAGGGGTGAGTCCAAAGAACTAAATTGCATCGTCTGCCAGTCAGTTTTGAGCCGATTATGAGTGTCGTAGAAGTACCCTAAGAGTCTAGTTGGGTTAGAGATAAGGATAACAAAGATATTCTGCTCAGTTAATGCACCACGGGCGGAGTCAAAGATAACATCATCAATACCACTAGCCTCGTCAGCTAAGATCATAACCGCATCGCCGTGAATACCTGCTAAGGCTTCTGGGGCTTCTTTTCTAGCTGTTGCCGCTCTAGCAAACCATATCTCAGGCTTTTCCTTTATACGTACATAACTGGTTGTCCAGTCGTAGAGATTTCCTATTTCTTTCGGCATTTTCCTAATCCACTTATTTACTTCTTTCCAAAGAACGTCATACATCTGCTGGCTAGTCGGAGCTGTGCAAGCTATCTGAGCGTCTTCGTTTACAAATAAAAACCACAATAACAACCAGCTAATCGTGGCGCTCTTTCCTATTCCGTGTCCGCTTGCAACGCTTATCTTTCTCTTTCCTTCGTCTTTCAAGGCGTTTTCTACCGCTAAGAGAATATCGTGCTGTTGCCAAGTTAAATGCTTGCCTTTGATAAACTTGGCGTTATCTCGTTCGGGAACTATCCCCCAGATTGATTCTATGAATTTTATAGGGCTCTTAACCCACTCTCTTACTAAAGCAATATCTTCGTTGCTTATTTGATTAGGCATAATGTTTTAATACCCTTAATTGAATTACAACCCCTACAAAGAGGTTGAATGTTTTTTATAGTATTATCCCCTCCTTTAGAAATAGGTACGATATGATCTTGCGTTAGCATCACAGCTTCACCTGAAACTCCACACATTAAGCATAAGTTTCCCGTTCTTTTGATTAACTCGCTCCATTCACTTAAAGAATGAGTCCCTAATAAAACCGCGTTTTTCCTTCTTAGTCTTTTCCTGTGTGCTTTCTGTCTACTTAAAAATCTTCCTCGTGGAGTTTTACGCCAATCAGCTTGTTTTTTATATAAATCCTTTTTATTTTTAATTCTATATTCTTTGAGTTTAATTAAAATACTCTTACGATTCACCGCGTTAGATTTTTTTCTAGCCAGTTTATACTTCTCTGGATTTATCCAGTATCTTATCCTTCCGTCTTCACTCGCACACACAGTACATCTGGAAGTAGGATATTTTTTCCCATTTACGATACTTCGAATTTCCCCAAAGAACACCAACTCTTTACTTTTTTTACATTTAGAACAAACCTTGTGTGTCCTATGCTTGATTTCTATAAACTTTCCAGCACATCTTAAACTACAGAACCGTCTTTTAGCCCACTGTGTCTTAGAATCCTTAGCGCGCTTTAATAAGGCTACCGAACAATTTTCACAAACTTTCTCAATCATCTTCTTTCGCTTTGTTTAATATCTGAGTAATAGAGAATATGCCTACGTTTATGTTGGTGTCTTTTTCTTTAGGAAAGCGGTTTTTGAGCTTGTATGCCGAGTCTAAATACTTATGCCTCACGCTGTAATCAGCCTCAACTGCAACTTCTTCAATCTCTCCTGTTTGGTTGTTATTCTTAAATTGCTTCTTAGTCGCTTTCAATCCTTCTTTATGTACCCTTGCTAAAAGATTATCTGGCAATTCTTTTTCATATAATTCCTTCCAGGCGTTACTTTCGGTTAGTTTCTTTGGAGTAGCTGCGGTAACATTTGCATACCCAACTTCTCGCATTACAGCACTTACTGAAGGCTTTTCGCCCCTTCCGACTTTTTCCGCCATTTTAGCCATAGCGAGTTTTTGTAGCTCTGTGGCCATATTTCCTATATTTTACGCCTCTACGTTCGTTTTTAAGCCCTTATAAAATGTCTTGGCTGGTGTTTGTACCTTTAATCAGCTCTAACCATAGGTTGGCTACGGCTTCTTCTGGGGTTATCCCTTCACCGCGCTTCCCGATAGAATCAACACTATAGGCAATGAAAAGATTCATATCGTGGAGATTGTCTAATCTCTTAAATTCATCCCCACACGCCTCAATAAGTTCGGATAGAGTTACTGGCAAATCATCGCCTATCTGCCCGCCATCGCCACATTCACCACACTCTATATAATTATAAGATTCCCAGTCGTTTTTGAATGGAAACCCTGCCTCCTTCAGTTTTTTGGATAATTCGTATTTAAGCATCTTTTCTGTCCTTCAGTTTAGAGACTTGGGCGCAAAGACAATCTTTCCTCGTAAGTTAATCCGCAATAGTCATACCCTTTCTTGAAGTAGCAAAAGTACTTATCGGCCGGGGTGAACTCAATCTCCTTGATGTCTAGCTCGTTTAGTATCTTGATTATAGCACGAAATAAGCTAGGTTTCAAGAACCTTATAGTCTTAAGTAGAATTCTTATCTGCTTGAACTTTCTTATCATCCCATCTTGGTCAGTGCTTCGTTCTATCAGCCCATCAATCGCTCCGAATAATCCTCTGGTTTGGTACATAGTCAGGAAGTCTTGGCCTCTAAACCTGTAAGCGTTGTCGTACTCCCATAGAATACATACTGCTTTGCTTAACGTATCGTCGTGGTACTGAGATGATACTCGGTATATCTCTCTACCGCTTTTACAATACATTCTAGGGTCTAGCCAGTATTTCTTTAGCGGGGCGTTAAAAGCTCTTTCTACCAAAATCCTAAAGTCATAAAGAAATTGTTGACGGTGTTTCTTAAATATCAGTAATAACCAGGAATTTCTTAGCACCATCATCAAGGATCGCTTCACTACGTCTAGTCTTGGAAATATATCCGGGTCTGGATATCCTGGGTACTTATGTTTCACGTCGTGGAACTCAGTAAATATCCCTGGGCCGGAAATATCTATGTTCTTAACTCTAACGGCTTCTTGCATTATTCTTGTCCCTCTCGTTTACCTCGTCCTGTTTCACTAGGAATGGCTCGCTCTAAAACCCTTTTTATATCATTTAACGGCTCTTTAATGATGTCGGCGATTGCCACCTCGGTAGTTATCAGTGTGGCGGCTAACGAACAAGCGCTTTCTAAAGCTATACGGGTTACCTTCACGGGGTCTAGTACATCTTTACCGATAGCTAATTTACCGCCAGCGTTTTCTTGGATTTGTAGGTACGGTCGGGTTAAAGGAACTTTTAGAATGTCCTCGTCTGGTAAGGTTTGGGCGATCTCGTAAAGAGCTTGTCCTCCGCCTGGGACTACTCCTTCAGCTAGGGCGGCTTTAGTGGCTGATACAGCGTCTTCAATCTTGTCCTTGCGATAGCCCATCTCCGAATTAGTATGCGCACCGACTTTAATAAATCCTACACCTGAAGTTAGAGCGGCGATGCGGCGCTCAATCTTCTTCTTGAACATATCCTGCTTTTCCAGCTTTATCTGCTGTCTAAGGGCGGAAACACGGGCTTTGATGTCTTCCTTGCTACCCTTACCGCCAAGTAAAACAGTATCATTCTCGGTTACAATAACCTTTTTGGCTTGACCCAAGTCCTCTAGCTTAGTGTCTTGGAGTAAAGTTCCTTCGTCTTGGTTGATAAAGTTCGCGCCAGTGTATAACGCTAGGTCTTTTTTCTGCTCGTCGGTTAAAGAAATTATTTTAATCCCGTGTACTCGGTACTCTGATTTGCTCTTAGCCAAAAGCGCAGAGGTGTTCAGAATGGACTGGATTACAGTCATATTGAACTTTGGAGCGCAGATTAGTAACCCTTTGCGACCGGATTTCATTCCCTCGGCGACAATGTTATCAATCTGTCCTGTTTCAGTGATGTTGTGGTTGGTTACTAAAATATCGTAGTCCTCGTATACACCTTGCTTGGCTCCTTCGTCCGTACACTGTTCTGGGGAGAGATAGTGCCCGGGGATCTTCATTCCCTCTAAGACTTCGGTTTCAATTTCTTTGGTGATACCTTCATCTACCGAGATAAAGCCGTCTACACCTAGCTTAAACACCATCTCGGCGATTATCTTACCCAAATCAGGGTCTTCCGCACTCATAGTGGCTACGCTCTCCAGTTCCTTTTGGTCTTTAATAACACGGGCTTTTTTCTTAAGTTCTTTGATAACCTTATCCTTAGTGGCGTGGATTTCCTTGAAAATAGCCACGGGGTTCTCGGCTGAAGATCCAAGCATCTTCTCGCCTCCCAGTCTGTCGTACCCGGCGTTGATAATGGCTTGAGCTAACACTACGGAGGTTGAAGTACCGTCTCCGACCTCCTCATTGGTATCAATAGCCGCCTGCCTAAGTACCTGCACGCCTAAGTCTTCGTGCGGATCGTCTAAAATGATACTAGCGATAATTCTTACCCCGTCATTGGTTATTCTCGGTGGTTTGTGCTGGCGTTCGTAAATTACATTTCTTCCCCACGGCCCCAGCGTAGCTTTTACGCAATCGGCCGCCTTATTGACCCCAGCCCGTAACTTAGCCCGAGCTTCTTTGCCTGTTTTAATGTCCTTGGGTTTCTCTGATGTGTATGTAATCATAGTTTATCTCTTAATTTTACCTAAAATCGCCGCTAAAATAAAGCCCAGATATGCACCGATTAAGAATGTTGCTAGGTTACTCATACTAAAAAATAAAGAATAATCAAAATCCCTGCGATAATGTATAAGACTATTCTCCGTTTTTGATGGAAGGTCATAGGTTATTTCCTCCTTGGGTTAAAGTTTAGTTTCTACTGTTACTATTGTATCGTTTTTGCTTCCGCCGTGGGGTACAAGCAAAATCCTATCCATTCTAAATCCTCTGTTTTTCCCTAAGCCCATAGAGTTCCAGCCGAAGCAGATTACCTTGCCCCCTTTTTTTAATGCCCGGGCCGCTTCGTTTTTGATTGCCGAAGCCCATCCTGCCGAAGTATGCCAGCCCGTTACTTTAATCCCTGCCTCTTTGTAATGCTCGGAGATTTGCCGTAGAGAATAAGGTGGGTCAAGAAGTATCCCATCTGCGTTAGTTCGCTTCTTCAGCCATTCTATAGCGTCCTCGTGGTCTTGGGCGTTAGCGTTTTCATTCAGGTCGTTCCGATACTGTGCTGGCGAGTTATTGCCTGCAAACGGGTCAAGCCAAATCTCCGCATTTGTATTCACTTCCTCTTTCAAAAGTTCCGCTATCGGTTTGATAGTGAACGTCCAAGCGTTCGGCATTGCCCATTTTCGTTCAATTCTCATATTTCATTTCCTCCTTGGGTTAATTTTCTTCTCCAAAAGTGGATAAGTTTAAAGCTTGAGCATTATCTCGTTCGGGTCTGGTATTGGCACACCGGTTAACTGCTCAATCTTTGCCATATACTCGCTGAACTCCTGCTTATTCTGCCTGGCGGTACTTGGCTGGCGTACGGCCGTCTTGCCAAACGCCTCTACAACCACCCGTTTATCGCCCAAAAACGCCTCCTTAAACACTTCGTGCAGATCATTGGAGTCATTGCCCGTTTCGTCTTCAATAATACGTAGGTAAGCCCAATAGAGGGCGTTCTGGTTAAGTGTGCGCTTGCCTATGGCTTGCTCTATTTCAATGGACACCATTTTGCCCTCTAAGGAGCGAATATAGCTAGTCATCCGCTCCTTATTCTCTGGCACTAGCTTTCCGTCCTTGACTATTCCGTAAAATCTTGGCGTGGGTTTCATTTTGTGGCTTCGTTTACTTCTTCTTCTTCGCTCATTTCGTCATACTGTATGACTTCTTCTTCCGGCTCTGCGCTGTCTGATACTTTGCGGACATCAATGTAGTTGATTATTCCCGACTTTTTCATTTCTAAAACAACCTCGTCCCCCTCCTCAATTCCCACCAATCGCTCCATAAGGTAATGAGGCTGTTTGGTTTTCTTGTCATAAAGGGGTACATTCCAGCGAAACTGCGTGCCGTTTTTCTCTACTAAATACTCAACCTCTTGGCGTGGTTCTTTGGTAATGGGGTCTTTGCCAGTTACCAACTTGTCGCCAATAAACTTCACTAGATGTGCGCCGGTTGGCTTCACTCCTCCGCCAGGGATTTTAGTTCCCAGTTGTAGGCGGGGAATAATACCCATTTTCTCCACGATTTTTTTTGTTTCTTGCATATGTCTAATTAAATAATGTTTGTAATTCTTCTTCTGCGACCTTGATTGTGTTCGGGTTGAAGTAACGATATTCTACGCTCTTGCCTTCCCTGCGCTGGATATAACCGCTTGTTTCGGCTAATTCTCTACATCTACGGGCGGCGGTACTTCCTTTGTAGCCTATATCCATAGCTCGGCGTTCAAGCTCTCCGCCGTTTATCCACTGATCTTCACGGGCTTTTAGGTAGTTAAAGATTTGGATTTTTAGGCTCATAACTATTTTTCCAATTCCTCAACCAGTGCTTCCACTTCGCTTTTGTGCCAAGTGTCTTTTATGGCTAAGGCCACTTTCCAAATAGGGATTCCAGCAACTTCACTTCTCGTTTCAATCAAGATTTTATACAACTCTATTTGCGTGTGCCATTGGGCTTTCTTGTAAAGTTCTTTTCTTTTCATTTCTTTATCTCTCAACCTTAGTTATTACGCATTAAGTTCCGCTACTTTTCTTGAGTATTCAACTTGGCTGATTTCCTTATAGCTTGCAGACTTTAGTTCCTTTAATTTCTCACCACTAATCATCCCTTCTATCTCGCCTAGAAGTTTTCTATTTTTAGCAATTTTATCTTCCGCCTCCTCAATTTCTCGCTCTTTCATTCTCTTAGCCTTTGCTAATTCTAGACTTAATTCCTCTGGTGTAGCGGGGAATAGAATATACTCTTTTTCGCCTCGCATTACCTTATAATCAACATCTAGCGAGGAATATCTGGCGTTATATTCTATCGCCTCAATGATAGTTTTTTCCCCGTCATTATGTACTGCTTGCACAACCCCCAAATAAACTCGGTCATCATAGCTCTCATCAAATCTCTTGTAGACATCTCCCGCAGAAATTGATGTTATTCGGATAACATTTGCACTTGTTTGTATCGCTTGTTTTGTTTGCATAGTTTTATGTAATTATTTACTTTTTTTGACTCCCTCCAGCTTTAAGCTCATCGGATAATCTCGTTGCTTAGGTTCTACGCCAGCTTGCTCGTTCGCCCAGATTTTCTGTGCGGATAGGAATAACTCAAACTTGTCTTCTACTTCGTTGAGCTTGTAGTTTTTCTTATTCTTGCGGTAACCGACCTGTAAAATACCGAGCTTGTCTATTTTCTGCTCTACGGCGTGCTTATACGCCGATACCTGAAGCTCGTATTCCGGCCAGACGCTCTGACTGGTCTTGAAATCTATCAGCCACACCTCGCCCTCAATCTCGCACAAAAAGTCTACTGTTCCAGCGTAGTTATGCTCATCGCTGAAAACATTAAACTCTACGCTTAGGATTTTTGGCTTCGCCTCATTGAACCAATCTTGAAAACTCATAATGGCTTCGTATTCTTCGGTAGTCAGCTCTTCCGTCTCTCCTTTAGAGTTATTGACAAACTTGTCGTCAATTTTAACCTCCTCGCCTTGCAAAAGGGACTCAATGGCGTTGTGAACCTTGCTACCTTTATCACCGGCGGCGTTTTTAATTGCTTGGCTTTCGTCCCAACCCTTTTCAGCCAACCACTTATAAAACTGAATACCCTTTGGATAATATCCGCAAATCCAAGTAACGGACGGCACCCACCTGATGACTTCGCCTTCTTCGTTTCGCTTTCCATACCAGCGTTCATCCGCGGTGGTGACTCGCGCCATCTTAACTCCATCTTTGGTGATAAACTCTTTATTTTCTATCTTCATATTTTTATTTATTTACTATTATTTTGGAGTGAGCATGGCACCAGTTATTATCGCCACGATTGACGTGCCCGACATTATCGCACCCCTCCACAACACACTTCGGAATTTCTTTTTCTACCATACTCTCTTTAAGTTGCTCTATGGCAATTTCAAGCGTTGGGATAAATCCTTTTTCCTCAAGTTCTTTTTTGATATCTTCCAAGTATTTTAGAAGAAGCTGATTAAAATTCTTCATATTTTTAATTACCTCTTAATGTTTCCATTTGCATTTCACCCTCCATTTCGGCTCTGTTCTGGCGCACGCATAAGCACTCAAATTCTTGCTCATCCACGATATTGCCAGCTACTTGCCGGGCCGGAGTAAATAAGATACCTGTACCCTCACACATCTCGCAATCTTCTCTTGCGTAGTTCATAACGTTTTTATCTAGGCGGGGAGTTTCTAGGCATCAGTGCTGAACCTAGAATTCCCCCGTCTGCACTCATTTTTTAATTTGCACTGATTTTTAATCCTCTAATTTATCCGCAACCATCAGCCAGAGTAATACTCCGGCAAAGAACACGTTTAGTAGAGCCGATAGCGGATATTCATTTTGTAGTAATGCCCCGATATGCAATAGTCCTACTCCGCACATCGCTAATCCAAGTCTATGAAGATTACCTCCCATTGTTTTTGTTTAGTTAATTATTTTGTCCGACCTTTTTGATTGCCTTATCAGTATTGCATACTGCAAGATATAATGCGACTAAACTGTGGATAACCCTTTGACCTCTTTTTTCATCTTTTCGGTGGCTCGCAGTCGCCTGTTTTCCAGATCGTTCCAAATGCCGTGGTTTACCAAGTATTGATTTATGGCTTGACGGCTAACACCAAAAGCGGAGGCGATATCTCTTTCAAAGACTCCGGCCATACACGCTTCTTTCAGGATTTTTCGTTTTTTGTCTTGCATATATTCTTTGTTAATTATCCTTACTCTTAACCGCGATGAAACCTTCTAGGAGACCACGGACAACTTCCTCCACGACATTACTTACGACTCCGTTGCCTAGTGTCTTGTACCTCTGACTGTCGCTTAAACCCTCTGTCCACCCGTCCGGGTATGACATCAAACTTCCACCTCGTTAATTATCTGGTCAAGAATAGCCCGTACAACTTCTTGCTTGCTAACACCTTTTTTCTTGGCGATACTTTCTAGCTTATCAAAAACCTCTGACGATACACGCAAGTTTCCAATCTGCTTATCTGTACTTTTTGCTAGTCTGATTTTCATATTTTTATCATTCCGAACTTACCAACAATTTTCTTAAAAAACCTATCGGCTTGCTCTTTAGTTTCGTAGCTCATCCAAGTAGGAACATTGGGATTGCAATAACAATATACTTCTTGATTGCTTCTACTAAAACTTTCTTTCTTAATTATTTTTGAAGCTCCGCACTGATGACAATGTATCTTCATATCAGTAAGTATAGCATACTGGTAAATCCTGTCAAGTCCCGTTTTGGTTTAATCCTGGGATGGATTTATTACATTCACCGTCGCACACCTTCCCCACCTCCTTTGCTAATTCTCTGCGGAGTTCCTGCTCTTTCTGCTCAACCTCTAACAATAATCTACGGACATCTTCGGCTAGTTCGGAGTTTTCTTTGCGGAGGGACTGTGATTGAGAGGCGAGTAAGTCTTTAACAAAGTTAAAACTCTCAATCACACCTTTACCGTCGCAACACACACCTGAAACAATCTCTAAGTATTCTTTTTTCCAACTTTCGTCATTCTCCCCTTGCACCTGAACAGTTGTGCTGGCGGACTTAGTGTGGCAGGGACAGAAACAGATATGCCCGTCTATTATTCCCGTGTTGCTTGAAACTATCTCTGGCTTTTTGCCATAGCAGACGCAACACTTCTCCTTACCGGCGGGCTTGGGGTGCCAAAATTCTTTTGTATGATGCGGGTCGTTTGCTGCACATTTTTCGCACTCCTTCTCCTCGCTGGCGGGCTTGGGGGTTTTAAGGTGTTTGGTCATAAATTATTAGATAGGGTTAATGCGTTAGCGAACTCTTGATTGTGCCTCACGGTTTAGTTCTCCTGCGTCGTGCTTATCCCAGAATGTTCCAACAATCTCAATCTTACTTGCTTCTATGCCAGCCATACTGTGGGCGTCATACCCATAGATTGCCTCGCTATCGGTCAAACCGTTGTTATCTAAATATCGCTCAAACTCTAATCTACTACCTGCTAAAACAATTATCTTTTTCATATCTTTATTTCTTTAATTCCTCAACCTCTAACAGTAATCTACGGACATCTTCGGCTAGTTCGGAGTTTTCTTTGCGGAGGGAGTCGGTGTGGCGTTCAAAAGCGGAAACGATAATCTGACGGAACGACTCTTGCTCTGCGTGAGTCAGCGTCTTGAACCATTGAACGTGGTCTACTACATCTTCTACGAACCCTAGCTCGTCTTTGAGGGGGGTGCTGGAGTCTTTGTGGACAGGACAACCATACGTATAGGTATTATCCTTAAATCCATCTCGCTCATCTTGTTCACAGGTGCACCCTGTAAAGAGCTTCGGGGGGAACTCCTCCCTGTATGGCGTATCAGATGGAAAACACGCTCTACAGGTATGACCTTCGGGTATCTCTACGCCACTTTCCTTTGCGGCTTTTTGGTGTTTGCAGTCGCTATTCAGTTTTTTGTTTGGGGTGGGCATATTTTAACTTTCCAATTTCATACTTGCGTACTCGGAAACACTCAATCCGCAAAGTAATGCCTGCATAGCACCAGCGTCAGGGTTTTTCTCGGCTTCTTCCGGCGGTACGCCTTCAACAAACACTCGTCCAGTCGGGCAAGTCATTCTCAAAAACCATATCTTGGGAAACTCTAATTCTTCGTTTAACTTATTCCCCTCAATCAGGTACAGCTCATTGTTTCTGTTGTCTTTGTGTACTAGTTTAGCGTTTTCCTTGATGATTGCTTCGGGATTGTATTTTAGCGCAACAGTTCGCTGGTCAGAAATATCAATCGCCATAATCTCGCCGAACGTCATCTTTTTAGACACGACTTTTTCCCACAGCTCCTTCTCAAACTTCACACCGTCCAACAGGTAAATACCTGTTTCGTCTTTCCATTCGATAGCCGGTCGCTGGTCGCTGTGTAGTCTGCTATCCTCCCACCTGCAAACAGGATTTTCTATCACAAGCAAGATATCACCAAGCGTAATAATGGAAGGTATCGCCATCAGGATTTCTTCCATTCTCTGCATTTTTTTCGTATCAAACTTTACACCAATAAATTTAGCGTAGTCGTAATATCCAATCCACGATAGCCAGTATTGTGTTGTGTATCGTGCCCAATTTATTTTATTGTCGAGCTGACTGCCGAGCTGACTGCCGAGCTGATTGTAGAGCTGATTGTAGAGCTGACTGCCGAGCTGACTGCCGAGCTGATTGTAGAGCTGATTGTAGAGCTGACTGCCGAGCTGACTGCCGAGCTGATTGTCGAGCTGATTGTAGAGCTGATTGTCGAGCTGATTGTAGAGCTGACTGCCGAGCTGATTGTAGAGCTGATTGTCGAGCTGATTGTAGAGCTGACTGCTATACTCCACTTTTTTCCCGCCTACAATAAAACGAATAATATCTATCGCATTCTGAATCGACTCGGCAACGATAACTGTCTTGTCTTCTCCGAATAATTCTTTTGTAACCTTGACTGTTTTTTCTCTATTCAATGGTTGGCTCGCTAACCGAACCCACTTCTCAATGTATTCAGGGATTTTCGCCTCCTGCTCTGGAGTAATTTTAGTGATTTTCGTCATATCAGTCTTTGACCCTTTCCATAATTTTTGAAAAGTAGTTATAGCTTTTCTTAATTACCACCTCGTAAAAGGCTGGTGCTATTTTGTGAGGTGCGTGGACATCTTGACCAGTCTTAGCGTGGACGAGCATTGCGTTCTCAATAATTCCGAGGTAGGTTTTGCCCTCGTAGGTGTAAATGCCGAATGGTTTTTTGGTTTCGGTTTTAAGGATGTGGTGATGATGAGTTTCTGACCAAGCTAAAATCTTTTCCTTCACCTCCTCTTTTAATACTGCTCCTTTTGGTAATGCATCTATTTTCCTTAAAATCAATTCACCGTGTCTAACCGTCTGTGCTGTTATTTTTTTTTGCATATTCTACTATTGTTGATTTGCTCTTTTTGAGTAGACCAACGACAATTATTTAATTTGTAATTTCCATTGTTATCAACTCTATCAATGGACGTATTTTTAATACCGTTCCGTCATCTGCTGGGACTGACTGCTCAACGATGTCAAACGCTTCGGCAAAAAGAGCTTTTAGCTTCGCAACTCGCTCATCACCAGACGGATTGAATGTAAGACCGACAGCTACTTCTCCCGCAGTTAGCTCTCGTGTTCCTTGTGTGTCCATATTTTTGATTTTACTTTTCCTCGCCATCCCAGCCCTCAACCTCTCTGATCACTCTCACTCTAGCATAGTTCATTGCGTTGTGCAATGGAAACAGTGGATAAGTTATTTAATCTTTGCCAACAACGCTAGCAGTATCTTTTTTGACTTCGGGTTTAGCCAATCTATTCGGTCGCGTTTCATAGCGTTGCAAGGGCGACACAATAATTGCAAAGCCGAATACATTTTATAGCTCTCACGGCGTTCTATCCCAAACAAACCCAACACAGCCATAGGGATAATGTGGTCTACGGTTAAGTAGCCGACCTCGCCACAACGCTGACATTTCCGGCCATCTCTTTTAGCCAGAATTTCTACTGTTTCTTCTATGACTTTAATTTCAGGTTTCATATCGTTTTAGAAAACATCATCAAGCTCTTTATCACAATTGCACTGCTCACTCTCAAGACCGCAATCTTCGCAACGCTCGGGACGGTCAAAGTCAAATTGTTCTCGGTCGGTGTCGTTCATATCAATTCTTTTAGGAGGGAGTTAATTATTTCTTTAATGGGTTTTTCTTCGGCGAGCGATTTTTCTTTGAGCTTTCGCCAGTCTTCGTAGTCTATTTTGATTGACTTACGCTTTTTCATATCAGAACATCATTTTAGTTACCGACTTTAATCGCTCCTCGGCTATCTTGCAGTATTCAGGGGATATTTCTATACCTAGATAGTTTCGGTTATTTATTTTCGCCATTTTCAAAGTAGTCCCGCTACCGCACATAGGGTCAAAGACTAAATCTCCTTTATTGCTCCAAGAGATGATGTGGTTGGCGGCAAGGCGTTCTGGGAAGATTGCTGGATGTCTGTGTGCAATATCATCATTCCCGCGATTTGGTATTTTCCAAACATTCCCAAGCACTACCATTTCTTGTTGCTGGAATTGATTTATATTAAAACTATTTTCATCTTTATTATCTCTATGAAATGTTTTTTCTAGTCGCCGGTCAACATATAAACGCTTTGACCGGATTGGATTAAAACAATTCGGAGAACCTTTAGAAAAAATAAACATATATTCAAATGCTGGCTCATAACGATTGCTGTTCTGCGGAGTCGTTCGTCGTTCCCATATCATCGTATCGTGTAGATTAAAGCCGCACTCTTTGAAAAATAACGCTTGTCTAAAACTCGTTCCGCTTTCGCTTCCTTTTATCGTTTGGTCGCCAACCACCCACACGACCACTCCGCCGTCTTTCGTTACCCGAAACAACTCTTTAGCTATGCCCTCAAAATCAAACGAATAGCCTTTGTAATCACGAAGATTGTCGTAGGGCGGAGAAGTAACGGTTAAATCCACCGATTTACCAGACATAGACTTCATCACTTCAAGACAGTCGCCGTTTATTATTTTATTTAGTTCCATATTGTCTACTTGTCCACTTGTCCACTTGTCCACCCGTAGGGCTACGCCCCAATCCACCTACCCCAAGCCGTTGCTTCTCTCTGGAATGGGTGTTGGGGTTCGGCTCTCCCTTGGAAAAAGTCCAAGTCTTGGAGTTCTTTGCGTTTCGGAGTTTTCTGCATTCACTTTTAAGAAAAATCGGCGAGCGAAAATTCTTAAAAGCGTTCCGTGAGTGTAAGTATCCGTGTTGGGGGCGCTCGTTAAGCACATTTTTATTAGCCAAACCCTTTCGGGAAAATGTGGGTTAGCGCAACCTTGCTATCTAAACCTTTCGGTCTAGGCGGTGAAGAGATTTCCAGCCGATTGGTGCTATTCGCTCGAACTCGGCCAGTCCGATACAACACCTCATAGGATTTCCTCTTCACCGCTTAAACAAAAAAGCACTTTCAACTCGTTCCGTCCTGTTTGGGGGTACAGAACGAGTTGAAAGTGCT